GAGCGCAAATCAGATGTATGACTCGAAATGGAGAACACAAGTGCCTAACAGAGCAGAGCGTTTAATTAATAGAATGAAAGCACTAGGAGCGTAATATGTTATCAGCAATACTTAGTTTAGCAGCACCGGCAATACTTGGTCCAGCAGGTTTAGCTCTTACAAGCTCGCCAATGATAGCAAGTGCAATAGGTGGCGGTTTAGGATCTTTATTACAAGGTGGTAAAACAGAGGATGTTCTTAGAGGTGCTGCATTAGGCGGTTTAGGAGGTTATTTAGGTGGGAAAATGGGTGGCTCTGCTGCTTTTGGATCTAATCCTACAAATCCAGTAGGAACTGTAGCTGGTGGTTTAGATGATGTTGCTACACAAATGTCACCTTTTGGTCCGGGATTTGATTCAGCATTGCATCAAGGATCTCAATCAGCCGCCATTACGTCAGCTTTAACAAGGCCAGAAGCTATAGGTGCTGGTATAGGTGGACTAGCCGCAGATTCTATGATGACTCCAAAATTTAAAAAAGAGGAAGAAAAAGAATATCCAAGAGGTATGCCTATTCCAAACACATCTGTATTTCCAGAGTACGGTTATGATGCAGGTAAAGAAGGCGAATTTAATTATCGAATACCTCGTAATTACGATATTGATGAACCTATTTCTGTATTTGCAGAAGGTGGTGAGGTTGATGCTATGGATATGGCTATGGATGCAGGTATTGGTGGCATGAAAAAAGGTGAAATGAATGATAAAGAATTAATTAGTAGTGCTATTGATGTTATACAAGGTGAGATTAACGACCCAGATAAGCAACAAGTAATATTAGGTCAGTTTGTAGCACAGTTTGGTCAAGATGCATTACAAGATTTGATAACTAGAGTACAATCAGGAGATATACCAGCTAAATCACAAGAAGGAGATGGCATGGTAAAAGGTGCTGGTGATGGTATGGCTGATATGATTCCTGCTTCAATGGAAGGAGATCAAGATGTATTACTTTCTGATGGTGAGTTTGTTGTTCCTGCTGACGTTGTTAGTGGCATCGGAAACGGCTCCTCAGATGCAGGTGCTAATAAATTAGAGGATATGATGGATAGAGTAAGAGAATTAAGAACTGGTGGCAAGAAGCAGCCACCTGCCATACCTGATGAGATGATGTTGCCTGCATGATATGCACAGCAGTGCCTCGTGAGGCGGTAGATATAGTTTGGGGCGATATTAGCAGTATGCTTAATAAAGCTATAACGACAAGTGCAGGTAAATATCACATAGATGATATTTATCATGAATTAACAAAAGGTTATTATAATCTTTGGTTAATAGTTGACAATAAAGATGGAGAGAAAGTAATAGCCGCTATAACAACTAGAATAATATGGTACCCAAACAGAAAAGCAATGGCTATGGACTGGATAGGTGGCAAAAGAATGACAGAGTGGTTGCCAATGGCTATGGAAAGACTTACAGAGTTTGCGAAAGACTGTGGCTGTAGTCATTTAGAGGGATATGGTAGAAAGGCATGGATGAAAATATTAAAAAAATATAACTGGAAACCTGAGTATATTGCTTACAGAATGGAGATAGATAATGGGTAAAGGTGGCGGTAGGCAACAACCTACAGAACAAAATATAGTACAAAGCTCACTGCCTAAGTATTTTGAGCCATATGCTATAGATATGATTAAAAGGGCTGAGTCTGAGTCTAAAAGAGAATATATACCTTTTAAAGGTCAAAGATTAGCAGATGAAAACGTTGACACAGCTAGATCAAGAGAGATAGCAAGGTCTGTTGCAGAGGGCGGTATACCGGGCATCGGTCAGGCGACTGCAGGCACTACGGCAGGGATGGGTAGAGCTATAGAAGGACTTGGTTTTCAATCTCAAGATTTTGGAACTCAACAGGCTCAACAGTATATGTCTCCATATTTGCAAAATGTTTTAGATGTGCAAAAAAGACAAGCTATATTAGATTTTAATAGACAGCAAGCTGGTAGAGATGCTGATGCTGTGCAAGCAGGTGCATTTGGTGGCTCTAGACAGGCTGTTGCACAAGCGCTTGCTGGAGAGGGCCTGCAAAGACAACTAGGTGAAATACAAGCTGTAGGACAACAAAAGGCTTTTGAACAGGCGCAACAACAGTTTGAAAGAGATAGAGCCGCACAATTAGCAGCAGAAAGACAGGGTTTGTCTGCAGCAGAAAGTCTATCTGGTCAATCAGCACAGCTTGCTGCATTAGGCGAAAAAGCAAGAGCTGGTGACATAGAATCTGCACAATTATTAGAAAAAATAGCTAAAGATAGACAGGCTAGAGAACAGGCTGGATTGGATCTAGCATACGAAGATTTTGTTAGACAAAGAGATATGCCAAGAGAGGATTTAACATTTTTATCATCTATCCTGCGTGGTGTACCTGTAACACCATCCACAGAAACTACTAAGTTTCAACAATACAATCCTGTAAAAGACTTACTAGGTACAGGTATAGCTGGTCTAGGATTATATAAGGGAATTACTGGCTTATGATGAATGTTTTACAAATACAAGATGACTTAAAAAACTTTTCTGAAGAGCAGCTTGTAAAAGAAATGCAACAACCAAGTGGAAATGCACCACAGTTTCTTGTTTTATCTGAGCTAAATAGACGCAGAAGAGTAAAAGGCGAGTTTGCCGCCAGACAGGCACAGAAATCTCCCACGGTGGCTGAAGAGGCTGTAGCGGCTGCTGGTGTGCCACAAGCAGGTATGATGGGTATGTCAGAGGCTATGGCCCCTGCAAGTGTAGATTCTGGTGGCATAGGCTCTATGATGCCTAAAACTATGAAGATGGGCGGTGAAGTTGACGAATACGCAGAAGGTGGCGTTATAAGAGCGCAATCTGGCAGATTCTTTGATGCTATGGGCAGGCCTACACAAGAGCTTATAAATGCCATGATAATGCAGGAAAGTGGTGGAAAAACAAAAGCAAGGGGAAGTCTTGATGAAGTTGGTTTAGCGCAAATAAGACCGTCAACAGCAATTAAGCCCGGATATGGCGTAAAATCTATGTTTCCAGAGCTTGAAAGTCAGATAGGTAAAGGTAAAAAATATGCTACAGCAAATGAAGCATACGCAGATAACAAAGAAATGGTTGATGCAAGGTTAGAAGAAGGCGATACATCTGAAAACTTTATGAAAGATTTACTTACAGGGTATAGAAAAAATATTGACACTGACGCTGGTGCTATATCTGCCTATAATGTAGGACCTACTGGTCTAAAAAACATTAAAAATCCAGCAGATTTTAAGTATTTTACAGAAGTTGCTAGTAAAATGAAGCCAGTTGAATACGATGAAACCCCTATAAATAGT